GAATGACTACGCGCAGCTGTATTACTTCGACCTCCGCGAGCGGGCTTATAAAACCATCGAGACGATATACAGCGATATACAGGCCGGTCACAGGCTGACGGGCACCGATGGGAAAGACTACTGGTTCGCAAGCACCATAACGTTTGAGGGGAGAAGCCCATTATGAGAGCTATCCCGAACAAAGTAGTGATCGGCGATGAGGATGCGCCGATCCTGACCTTTTATAACGACAGCATTAAAAACGTGACCGAAGAGACGGCAGTCTCACTGATCGGCGATGAGCTGTTTATAGATCAGTTCGTTCCAGTCGTCAGCTACAACCTGCTGATCCAGTACATCCTCACCCCAGCAGATCAGGAAAATTACAACGGGCTTATATCTGCGGACGGCTACGTCCTCTGCAGTCGATATAATTACGACATTCGAAACATCCCCTACGGGACGCCGGTCAGGTTCTACGTTGACGGTAAGATCAACGGATTGTTCTACTGTAACACAGTCGACCGGCAGGGGAAGAACCTGTTCAAGATCAACTGTATGTCCGCTGTTGGCCTGATGAACCGGCAGCGCAGCAGGGGCGGCGTCTATACCGGTCAGCGGTTCGATGCTGTCCTTGCCGAAATCGTCGGCAGCGAGTATAGCTATGAGATTGAGCCGGATGTCGCGGAGCTTCAGGTGTTCGGCTGGCTGCCATACTCCACTCGCCGCAGGAATCTGCATCAGCTGCTTGTCGCCTATGGAGTAACAATCACACGGTCGGACACGGGCGGGATGCTGTTCACGTTCCTCAAGGCCATAGACTCACAGAAGATACCGAGCAGCCGCGTGTTCAACGGCGGTAGCGTTGTCTACGGCGAGCCCGCTTCAAGGGTCGAGGTGCTTGAACACGGGTACCACTATCTTTCAACGACGGAATATGAAGTGTTATACGACACGCAGGCCGAGACTGTAGAGAACGTGCTCGTGACATTTGACAAGCCCATATATGCACCGTCGTTGATGGTAGAGGAGGGCGGCGACCTCACGATCAGTTCATCCGGAACCAACTTTGCTGTGATATCTGGCACGGGAATCCTAAAGGGCAAGCCTTATGTACACACAGTAAAGCGGCTGACCGCTGACAATGGAGATGCCCTGACCGAGAAGATCGTCACCGTCGAGGAAGCGACACTGGTAACGGTGGCTAATTCTGAGAGCGTGCTTGCGAGACTGTCAGCCTACTACTTCCACGCGACGACTGTTCAGAATTCGATAATCGTCGACGGCGAAACGACCGGCAAAAGATACAGCTTCGAGAATGCTTTCCACGAGCCGACGAACGCTTTTCTCGCTAAGAAGTCCACCATGGTTTCAAGCTTTTTGAGGGCTGAATGTGAATGGATTCAGGACTATATGCCGGTAGCTGAGGGCACAGCTTTCAACAAGCGGGCTATCCTCGAACTGACGGACACAGAACAGCGCTGGGACATCCCGGACAGCGTCTACGAGAAAGACGTCCCGCAGATCCGCTGCGTTCTGATCGGCCGCGGGTCAGACGGCGCGAGCGGCGAAGATGGCGAGACAGGCGGCTACGGTAATGACAGCGAGGGCGGCCCCGGTGGCGCTGGCGGCAAAGGCGGCAAAGGCGGCGCAGGCGGTAAGGTGTACTCTGTAACTATCGACTGTAAAAACCTCGCGTTCATTCGGTATAAAAACATCGACGGGAACACCGTACTCTACGCCGCCGATGATATGTATTCATCGGCAAATGGCAACGCTTCAAGGTCTGGTTTCGTTGAAGTATTTTCCGGGGCGGTCTACGCACTGCCCGGCAACGACGGCGTTGATGGCGCAGCCGGCGGTAAAGGCGGCTGTAACCCGGCTGTGGGTGCTTCGCCGCAAAAAGCCACCAATGGCAGTGACCTTGAATATGACGGCGCTACATATAAGGGCGGTAAGGGCGGAAAGATGCAGGCCGTCAGAGCAAGAAACTATTCGACTAAATATCACGAAAACATGACATGGCGTTTTGGCGGAAATGGCGGCGGTGGCGCTGCAGCCGGGGCAAATGGCCACGATGCAACAGACCTTACAGGCGGAAACGAGGACTTTGAATGGCCTACAGGTGGCGCGGGTGCGGACGCCACAGAGACGCAGCCAACTGTCGAGCTTTATGGCTCTGGCGGCAACGGCGGTTCCGGTGGCGGAGGCGGTGGCGGAGCGTCAAATCATTACTGGTGGAATGACGTTTATACGGTGTTAATCTCCACATGGTCACACGAAGAATCCAACATCCCCGGCAACGGCGGCAAAGGCAGCGCCGGAACCGCCGGTTATAAAGGATGCCTCATAATTTACTATTAAGGCGGTGGAAACATGGCGACAAACACAGTGGCATATTTCGCACTATCTCAGCTGCCACAGGAAATAGACGACACCTTGACAGGCGCAGTCAGATTCAACACTGAACAGGGTCTGTCTGAATCTCAGAAAGCTCAGGCACGCGAAAACATCGGTGCTGTGCCGTTTGGCAGCATTCTTAAAATATTAGGTCATTTTGATACAGTTGCCGCGTTGCAGGCATCCGCACCGCAGAATGTCGGCGACGCTTACAGCGTAGGCGCGACTACACCCTATAACCTGTACATATTCGACGGCCTGCGTAATGAATGGGTAAACTACGGCCAAATCCGCGCAGCGGATATCTCCGCGCAATACGTCGAGAATCAGGTGATCGCCGTATCGGCGTGGACGCAGGATACCTCATCCCTCGCGGGATACAGCTATAAAGCACAGATCACGGTCAGCGGCGCGACGGGAGACGATTTCCCGATAGTGGCATTCAACCAGGGCGACGCAGTGAGCGGCAATTTCGCGCCGCTGTCGTTCTCATTTGACGGCTATCTTGAGATATGGGCTAAAGAAAAGCCAACGGCGGCGGTGACGATTCCCATTGCAACGATCATAGTCAATGGCGGTAACGGACGCGGTATCACCAATGCAACCGGTGGCATAACCGCGGGGAGCATTGGTGCTGATAGCCTTGCAAACGGCTCTGTGACGGCACCTAAGATTGCAGACGGCGCAGTGTCACAGACTTTTACTGCAACGATAACCGCCGCGGGATGGACGGGCGACGCGACACCATACACAAACGATATCACTGTAACCGGCCTGACCGCCAATGACAATCCTTTCGTTGACATGATCGCATCAAGCGCTTTCGAGACCGCAGA